ACGTAGATAGACGTTTGTCAGATGGTTCGCGTCATGAAGAAGAAGTTGTTAATAAATCTCAGATTTATGTAACTACCGCAGGTTGGAAAAATTCGTTCGCTAAACTGAAAAGGTCTGTAGGCGAACTAAAACCTTGTGAACCTCAAAATGAGGGTGTGGCAGAAATGCTGCTAACAGTGAAAGCGTTGAAATACGTAACGCTGTGCCAAGCTGCTTAGGCAGAAGGTTCAGAGACTATCGAAAACACATATAATATTATATGGAAGTGAGTAGAGTAGGTTTAAGGTGAAAATCCTTATTCCGAAGCGCAAGGAATTTAAAAATTTTTGGACAATATGAAATATTTTTCTTAGGCAAAAAATGAAATAACTATAGAAAAGCAAAAGGAGAGTATTTTGTATGGAACAATGGAAAATTATAACTGAAGCAAAAAATTATGAAATTTCTAATTTAGGAAACATTAGAAATAGAACTACTAAGAAAATCCTAAAAGGAAGACTATGTAAAAATGGTTATCTTCAAGTTTTTTTAAAAATAGATGAAACAGGAAAGTTTACTAATAGATATATTCATAGATTAGTAGCCTTACATTGGTTAGATAATCAAGATAATAAAAAAGAAGTAAATCATATAGATGGAAATAAATTAAATAATTTATCGGAAAACTTAGAATGGGTAACTTCTTCAGAAAATCAAAAACATAGACATTCAATAGGCATAAATAAGACTTCTAATAAAAAAGTCGGAAAGTTTAATTTAGATGGAGAATTATTAGCAGAGTATAATTCCGTAAAAGAAGCGGCTGATAAAGAAAATAATGGAGTGAGAGTTTCTATTGATAATGTTCTTCATGGAAGAAGAAAAATGCTAAAAGGTTATATCTGGAAATTTTTAGATTAAGAAATAGTCCAATTATTAAAAATAATTATACGAAAAATTAATTCAAATATTAATTCAGCAAATTATCGAGCCTAACGAAGCTGTTGTTTTAGGCGGAAGTTGGCGTATTCCAGTTATGGAAAAATTATTAAAGAAAAGTTTCGTAGAAGAGTTAAAATTAGACGGAACTTATAATGATTCTTCTTTTGCTAGAGAATACGAATCTGAATGGAGCGGAGATGTAGAAAATGCATTCTTCTCTGCTGAAAAATTTGATAAATATAGAGTATTATTACAACCAGAATATGAATACAGCGGACGTTCAAGTAAAAGTGCTTATTATGTATTAGGAGTCGACGTAGGTCGAAAAGGATGTACAACTGAAGTTTGTGTATTTAAAGTAACTCCGCAAGCGCAAGGAACTGCATTAAAAACATTGGTAAATCTTTATACTTGGGATGAAGAGCATTTTGAGCAACAGGCAATTAATTTAAAAAAATTATTTTATAAGTTTAAAGCTAGAAAAATTGCAATTGATGCGAATGGTTTAGGTATTGGTTTAATTGATTTTATGGTTAAATCACAAGAGGATCCAGAAACAGGAGATTTTTTACCTGACTTTGGCGTAGATAATGATGAAGATGGTTTTTATAAAAAATTTAAAACCGCGGAAACAGAAGAAGATGCTTTATTTTTAATTAAGGCGAATGCGCCGATTAACACAGAGGCACATACTTATGTACAAACTCAATTGGTTAGTGGAAAAGTAAAATTTTTAATTGATGAAAATAGAGCTAAGACAAAACTTATGAGTACAAAAATGGGTCAAACTATGGATGCAGATAAACGCGCGGAGTATTTAAAACCTTTTACTTTGACTACTATTTTAAGAGAGCAGATGCTAAATTTAGTAGAAGAAAATGAAGGTGTAAATATTATTTTAAAACAATCTTCAAGAGGTATCAAAAAAGATAAGTTCTCTGCTTTTGAGTATGGACTTTATTATATTAAGCAAGAAGAAGATCGAAAGAAAAAGAAAAAGAAATTTAATATTGCAGACATGATGTTTTTTAGTTAAAAGGACATTTTTAATCAATCTTTTCTTATAAGTTTTAAAATATATTAGTATGATAAAGGAGGACAAAGAATGAGAGCTTCAAGAGGAGAAATAAAGATAGAAGAAGTTTTACAAGCATCAGGATTAAAATTTAAAGAAGAATATAGTTTTAATGATTTAATTAGTTCAAGCGGACGCCCTCTTAGATTCGATTTCGCTGTCTTTGATGATAATGACGATATAGATTTTTTAATAGAATTCCAAGGAATACAACATTATGAAGCAAAAAGTAAATTTGGCGGATATTCAGGTTTAAGAAAACAACAATACAATGATATGATGAAACGAGCCTATTGTCAAAAACATAATATTACTTTAATTGAGATTCCTTATTGGGATGAAGGCCGCATTAATTACGATTACATAATGACTGCGGCAGGCTATTAAAATAGAAAGAAGAGGTGCTTATTTTGAAAAATAGAATGAGCGAAATAAAGAAAAAAGGTTTTTCTATGACCCCTTCTGAACATAGAATGATAGATGAAACTCCTTTTATACCTACTGATTTTTCAAAAATTAAAGTAGGCATGAAAACTTTAGATGATGCAGTTTTTACTTTAGGAGAGTTTAAAAAATTAAACCCTAGATTAGGAGATAAAAAAGAAGTTCTTCGAGCTATTGATACTGGTGATTATGAATCAATGAGAGAAATTTCTAATTTCTTTTATAAGACTAGCGGAATTTATTCAAGATTATGTAGATATATGGCTTATTTATATAGATATGATTGGATGATTACTCCTTATATGAATTCAGAAAGTGTAAAATCTGAAAAAGCATTAGAAGGCTTCCATAAAGCATTACGATATTTAGATAATTTTGAAGTGAAAAAATTCTTTGGAGAGGTTGCTTTAAAAGTTATTAGATATGGTTGTTATTATGGATACTTAGTTCCGAAAACAGACAGAATGGTAGTTCAAGAGTTACCATCTAATTACTGTCGTTCTAGATTTAGTATCAATGGGCGTCCGGCTGTTGAGTTTAATATGAAATTTTTTGATGATAATTTTAGAGATACAACTCAACGTATGAGAATATTAAATTTATTCCCTAAAGAATTTAGAAAAGGATATATTCTATACAAAGAAGGTAAATTAGTTGCAGAATATCCTGGAGATACTGCGGGTTGGTATATGTTAGAACCAGGTAATACTGTTAAGTTTAATATAAATGGAGAAGATTTTCCAGCTTTTATTTCTGTAATTCCAGCGATTATAGATTTAGACGCAGCACAAGAACTTGACAGAAAAAAAATGCAACAAAAACTTTTAAAAATTATTATTCAAAAAATGCCATTAGATAAAAATGGTGAATTAATTTTTGATGTTGAAGAAGCACAACAACTTCATAACAATGCTGTTAAAATGTTAGGTAAGGCAATTGGAGTAGATGTATTAACAACTTTTGCAGATGTTGATGTTGCGGATATGGCTGATAAAAGTACAACAACTACAACAGATGAACTTGCAAAAATAGAAAGAACTGTATATAATGAGGCGGGAGTTTCTCAAATGCAATTTAATACAGATGGGAACATTGCTCTTGAAAAATCTATTTTAAATGACGAAGCTTCAATGTATAATTTAATATTACAATTTGAAGGTTTTTTAAATGATTTATTACAGCCTTTTAATAAGGTGCCTAAGAAAATTTTATTTAAAGCTCAAATTTTAACAACAACAATTTATAATTATAAAGAAATGGCAAAACTTTATAAAGAACAAACTCAAATGGGTTATTCTAAAATGTTGCCGCAAATTGCATTGGGTCAATCTCAAAGTTCTATTTTAGCTAATGCTTATTTTGAAAATGATGTATTAGATTTAATAAATGTATTTATACCTCCATTAATGAGTTCTACTATGAGTTCAGATGTATTAAATAAGAATGGAAATAATTCTTCTACTGATAATAAAGTGGGCAGAAAAGAAAAAGAGAATGACCAAAAAAGTGAAAAAACAATAGCTAATAGAGAAAGTATGAATTAAGGAGCGGAGAAATGGCAAATATTTTTAGTGTTGCCACAATTAGACATCCAGAATTCGTAAATATAACACCATACAATCCTTTAATTTCACAATGTGAGATTAAAGTATTGTATGTTGGAGAGAATCGCAATAAATCAGTTATTTCAAAAGAAGTAGCTAGGGAAATGGCAAATTCTCTTCCTGGTTGTCCTATAGTTGGCTATTTTAAAAAAGAAAATGAAGATTTTTCTGACCATGGAGATAGAATTACTATTGAAGGCGGAAAAGTAAAAGTTGAATCTTTAACAAAACCATATGGGTTTGTTGCTCCAGATGCAAAAGTATGGTTTCAAGAATTTGAAGATACAGATGAATTTGGAAATAAGATTCTTAGAGAATATTTAATGACTACAGGCTATTTATGGACTGGTCAATATGAAGAGTGCCAAGCTGTTGTAGATGAAGGAAAGCCTCATTCAATGGAAATTGATAAAGATACACTTAAAGGACAATGGTCAAAAAATCAAAAAACAGGTGTAGATTTTTTCATTATAAATGACGCAATATTTTCAAAGTTATGTATTCTTGGTGATGAAGTAGAACCTTGCTTTGAAGGTGCTTCTGTAACTGCGCCAGATATTAGCACTTCATTCGCGAAGATAGATGAAAATGATGACTTTAATAAGACTTTATATAATATGATGCAAGAATTAAAATTTGCATTAGAAGGAGGACAGCGCATGGCAGTTGAAAAATTAGAAAAAGAAAATTTAGAATTTTCTGCTGAGCAGGACAAAGTTGATGAAAACATTTCTTTAGAAAATCAAAATTCTACAGAGACATCTACTGAAACTTCTTTTGCTAAAAAAGAAGATGAAGAAGAAGATAAAGAAACTTCTGATGCATCTGCAAAAGATGAATCTTCTGAAGAAGATGAAGATAAAAAAGATAAATATGTAAAAGAAGAAGATGAAGATGAAAAAGAAGATAAAGAGGATAATTCTGAAGATTCTGAGGACAAAAATGATGAAGAAGATTCAAAGAAAAAGTATTCTCTTTTAGAAGAGGAATTTTCTGCTTTACAGGAAAAATACTCTAGATTAGAAAATGATTATAATGAATTAGTTCTTTTCAAAAATGAAATTGAAAATTCTAAGAAAGATGAACTTATTAAAAGTTTTTATATGCTTTCTGAAGAAGATAAAGCAGATGTAATTGCTAATAAAACTCAATATTCATTAGATGAAATTGAAGCTAAATTATCAGTAATCTGTGTAAGAAAAAAAGTTAGTTTTACTAGGGAAGAGCCAGAAGTAGAAACAACTTTACCAGAAGATAGAGATGTTATTACTACTTTTAATTTAAATGAAAGTGCATCTGGTATTCCAAATTGGATTAAAGCAGTACAAAAAACTGCTCAAAACAGACACTAATTAAGGAGGATAAATAAATGGCAGCATTTAAAAGAATTGGTTATGGTCAGGTTGAACCTAATCAGTTATCAGGAATTAAAACTGGTCAAATTTTTGCAAGTTTACCACTTGATAAAAAAGTAAATGTGCTTCAGAATGGTGAATTCATGTTTTATGATTATGCTTCTAGCACAGTAACAGCAACAGATTCTACTGGCGTTGCAGAACCAATGTTAGTATTCCAGGAAATCAAAATTTACGAAGATTGGTTATCATATAAAGATTTTGCTATGATTCGCGTAGGAGATAACTATGTTACACATAGACCTGCAGTAGGAAACTTAACTTCCGCAAACGCAGATAATACAATCTACGGTGATGGCGCTTTAACAGAAGGTGTAAATCCAAATCCTGCTCATACAGAATATGGATATAGAATGGATGGTATTGCACCAAGATTAGTAAAAACAAATCTTGGAGATGTTTTCACAACAAATATGGTTCAAACAGATATTGAATATGCAGTTGGCGATATCTTAAAATTAAAGAAAACTGATAGAAATACATTAGAACTTACAAAATCTTCAGAAGCAGATGTTCTTGATGTTGTTCAGTTTG